CACATTGGAACATGGAAGAAGGTCAAAGTACCACACTGCGATTCCTTCCTGATGCAAATACAAAAAACACATTTTTCTGGCAAGAACGAGCAATGATTCGTTTGCCTTTTGCTGGCATCAAAGGTGAAGGCGATTCCAAGCAAGTGTATGTACAAGTACCTTGTGTGGAAATGTGGGGCGAAGCATGTCCTATCTTGGCAGAAGTACGCACCTGGTTCAAGGACAAAAGCCTTGAAGAAATGGGTCGCAAGTACTGGAAGAAACGCAGTTACATCTTTCAAGGCTTTGTGCGTGAAAACCCACTAGCCGATGACAAAGCACCAGAGAATCCAATCCGACGTTTCATCATTGGACCACAAATCTTTGCCACCATCAAAGGTGCGCTGATGGATCCTGAGCTGGAAGAAATGCCCACAGACACTCTGCGTGGTCTGGACTTCCGTGTGACCAAGACTGCCAAAGGTGGATACGCTGACTATTCAACCAGCAAGTGGGCACGTAAGGAATCAGCATTGACCGAAGCTGAACAAGCCGCAATTGCCACACACAACTTGTATGACTTGAGCACATTCCTGCCCAAGCGACCAGGCGATGTTGAACTCAAGGTCATCAAAGAGATGTTTGAGGCAAGTGTGGATGGACAACCATACGACACAGAACGTTGGGGTCAATACTTCCGTCCTGCTGGTGTGCAAGCGCCAGGCGGTGCCGGAGCTGTACATGCTGATGAGGACACACCTGCACCAGCAGTCAAGCCTGCACTCAAAGTGGCAGCACCTGCGCCAGCAAGTGACTTTGACGAAGACGATGTTCCTGCGGCAGCCGCACCAGTGGCCAAGCCTGCAGCCTCAGGTCAAAATGCCCAGGACATCCTGGCCATGATCCGTAGCCGTCAAGCCAAGTAATGCGGACAGCTCTGGACACAGAGCTGTTTCCAAAACTATGTGAAGTGGTAGCAATGCCACTTCACAATCAATGGGTTTATCTGATTCAGAAGAATGGAAACAGCAGTTTGCGGATTCAGCAGTCAAGAGACAATCTTGCTGTGTTTACCAATGACGAAATACGTGCTCTCGATTATGTAGATGTGTATATCCGTAATCCCCGAGCTAGGTATGTCAGTGGAGTCAACACTTACTTGCAACATCTTCAACGCGACCACCCTGAGTTAGATTATTCAACTGCGTTTTGGTTTGCCCAACGTTATAAATTCTTAAACACACATTACTTGCCACAGTTTTATTGGATAGCAAATCTCAGTAAATATCTACGCGACGATACAAAAATACGAATTAGAAATTTTCAAGACTTTTTTAAAATTACTGATGTACATGAAGCTGCGGGGATAACTAATCCCACAAAAAATTTTGTACAAAAATTATTTCAAAACAACAAATCAATTGAAATTTGGTTATATTTGGATCAAATTTTGTTGGATCTAGTAGATAAAGAATTGACGTGGAACGAGCTATTAGAATACTATCAGACTAATCATTCTGACGTTATAGCACATGTATTGCCCTAGACTAGATCATTTTGTAAGATTCAACTCCAATGGCACAGTAAGTCGTTGCGGGCACATGATCGCCGCACCGCAGTTTGATTCGTTGGCAGACATGGATACCAGCAGCTGGTTACAAAATATCAAATCAACATTTGAGCAAGACATATTTCCTCGCGAATGCCACCGCTGCCAACAAACAGAAAACATAAACAACTCCAGCATCAGACTCAATGCCTTGGCATTTGATCAACAACAAAGCAAAGCGGATTATTTAACAGTTGGTGGCGTCCTAGACAATGTGTGCAACAGTGCCTGCTTTACTTGCAATGCAGAATTGAGCACAAAGATTGGCAGCTTGTATTCCAATACCTATCCCATTGTTGACAACGCAGATCGTTTTTGGAAGTTGCCATTGGACAGGGTTGTGCATTTAGACATCAATGGTGGTGAGCCCAGTGCCAGCAAAAACTATCGTTACTTGCTCCGGCACATTCCCAACAATGTCAAAAGTGTTAGAATCAACACCAACTGTTCTGTGGTAATTGCTGAAATTGAAGAGCTGTTGACCCGTGGCATTGACGTCACTGTCACTGTGAGTTTAGATGGCATAGCAGCGGTCCATGACATGGTTCGCTGGCCTATCAAATGGGACAAGTTCTACAAAAATTTAATGACTTACAAGAACATGTCTGGCTTAAAATTAAACACCTGGACCACAGTCAGTGCATTGAACATTGGTGATTTTAAAAATATCATTGCATTTGTCAATCAGCACAGCATTGATCATTCTTATGCATTGTTACATGACCCCGATGTGTTGAATGTTAAATATACAAATTCTTTTACGCTGGATCATCAAAGTGTAATTCCCGGGCAGGTTGCAGTTGGTAAAAACAACCAAACTGATATGGACACATTCATGATCAAACAAAAACAACTAAGAGGTATAGCATGAAATGTTATGCAAGTTTTACTTTTCACAATGAACCCATACACTTATTAACATGAAAATAGCAATCACAGGAAATACCGCAGGCATTGGACAAGCATTGTCCCGAGTCTATCAGTCTCAAGGCCATGACATTATAGGGCTCAGCCGACGCAACGGGCACAACATTCGAAATATTCCCAAAATAACAACACACATTGAACCTTGCGATATGTTTATCAACAATGCACAAGCTGGCTTTGCGCAAACTGAGTTGTTGTTTGAAATGTACCGACTGTGGCAAGGACAAAAGGGCAAATGTATCATAAACATCAGTACAATAATGACCACCCAACCAGTCAGCACTTTACCAGGTATACATATGATTGCGTATAGGAATCAAAAAATTGCCTTAGAAGAGGCACACTATCAATTACAGCATTTACAAAGCTCGCCAAAACTGGTATTGATTAGACCAGGTGCTGTGGCCACGCAACCAGAACAACAAAGCCCCATGCCATATGCTGATGTTGACCACTGGGCCCAAACAGTTGTGCGCATCTTGGACGCAGCTGGACCAGAGTTGGATGTGACTGAATTGTCATTGGGTGTGAACTATGGACAGTAAAGAATACTTGACCAATCGTGCATTTTGTCCTGTGCCGTGGACCAGCATCATGTACAACTTTGATGGCACAGTTAAAAATTGCATACGCAGTGCTGGACCCATTGGCAATATCAACGACAACTCCATTGAAGAGATACTCAGAAATGATTATTTGATCAAAGCAGACATGCAATTAGGACAAAAATTTGCTCGATGCAATCCTTGTTATGAATTAGAACAACAACAAAACAATTTCAACATCATAAGTGACCGTGTGTTCTATCTCAAAGAACTGCGCGACGTTGACAACACTTTGTATGATACCGCAAACTTTGCTTTGCACACTGTGGACATACGTTGGAGCAATCTCTGTAATTTTGCCTGCGTGTATTGCGGTCCAGAATTTAGCAGTAAGTGGGCCAGCGAGAAAAACATTGTGATCAACACACCTGAAGATGTTAAAAGACAAGAATTTAAACAATATATCTTTGATCGTGCCGCACAATTAAAACATGTATACCTGGCTGGTGGCGAGCCCCTGTTGATGAAAGAAAATTTAGAATTTTTAGAGTTGTTGAAACAGGTTAATCCTGAAGTGAACTTGAGAATAAACACCAATTTAAGCCATGTGGATACGCATATTTTTGATTTGATCAGTGAGTTTAAAAATGTACACTGGACTGTGAGTGTAGAAAGCATAGCCCAGGAGTTTGAATATATTAGATATGGTGGAACATGGCAAGATTTTTTGAATAACTTGCACACAATTAAACAGTTTGATCACAAAATAACTTTCAACATGTTGCATTTCTTGCTGAATCATGTAAGTATTTTCAATTGTGTGGATTTTTTAAAATCACAAGGATTTCATAACAACAGTTTTGGAATTGGTGCTCTTACCGGTCCAGAATACCTAAACATTAGACATCTACCAGAAAATGTGTTAAACTCAGTGAAGAAGATTTTAATAGATCGTATTAGCAAACACCCTGGGTACTTATTGGAAAACAGTTATCAAAACATGTTGACACATTTAGATCAGCCGTTTGTCAAAGATCTTGCAGGGTCGTTTGAAAAAATAGCAGACATGGATCAGCGGCGTAAATTAGACAGCAGAGCAATTTTTAAAGATTTATACAAGGAAGAAAAACATGGGAAAACCATTTGACGTAAGCAAGTTCCGCAAGGACATTACCAAAAGCATTGAAGGCCTAAGCATTGGATTCAATGATCCGACAGATTGGATTAGCACAGGCAACTTTGCCTTGAACTATCTCATCTCAGGAGATTTCAATCGAGGCATTCCGCTGGGCAAGATCACAGTGTTTGCCGGCGAGTCAGGTGCAGGCAAGAGTTATATCTGTTCAGGCAACATTGTGAAGAACGCACAAGAGCAAGGTATTTTTGTTATCTTGGTTGATACAGAAAACGCACTGGATGAGACATGGCTGCATGCATTGGGTGTGGACACTGGCGCAGATAAGTTGCTCAAACTGAACATGAGCATGAT